AGCAAAAGCATATTTGGGCGCAGATGTAGACCCTATAGCAGGAATAGGTGGTATGTTTGAAAAAGAATTAGCATCATATAACATAGAAGTTCCAGATGCTGTAAAAAATTATTATAATGAATTAAAAAATATGGCTGGTAAAGTTCTCGATCCTGCTAATTTAGGATTTGAACCAAATTTATTTGCATCTGGCAGAATGGGACCAATAGGAAAATATCAAGCAACACGATTAAGTCGTTTGGCTATGGCTGGTGAAAACCCACTGACACTTTCATTAAAATCATTTGGCGCAGAAAATGCTGCGGATACGATAAGAAGATCTTATACAGACACTGCTCCATATGCAGAAACCGCAGGTGGATTTTTACAAAAAGGTAAGCAATTAGGAATTTATAAATAATAAAGATCAAGGATCTATTGATATGAAAAGAACAAAAAACACAATAAACGAACAAATGGAACAAGGTATGGGAATGGCTATGCCTGCCAATGGAGTTGCTTTCACTCCAGATGGTCGTGGTAATATGACTCCAATGCCTATTGTAACTGCTAACAACTACGCAAAGGCACAAGTCCCAACTACAATGGCTGCTATGGCTGGTGGTATGGGTGGTCCAATGGGTGGTGCTCCAATGTCTGCTCCTGCTCCAACACAAAATGAGCCAGAGGAACCAGTAGAAGAGGAAGAAGAAGAGGAAGAAGAAGAGGGGCCCGTCGAAACCAGTGAAGCAACAACAAAGTTTACTAACGCTTTGATCGAACTTCTTGGTGAAGAGGTTGCCGATTCAACTCTTGTAACTCAACTTGAAGCCATTTTTGAAGCTGCAGTACAAGAAAAAGTTAACTCTGAAATTTCAAAGACTATTGTTTCTTTGGATGAAGGTGTTAAAAACTATCTTGAAAATGTAACAGGCAATTTGGTAGAAAAAGTTGATGATTATCTAGACTATGTTGTTGAAGAATGGATGCAAGAAAATGCTGTCGCAGTTGAACAAGGCATCAAAACACAAATTGCTGAAAACTTCATCACAGGTCTCAAGAATCTTTTTGAAAATCACTACATTGATGTTCCAGCCGAGAAGTACAACGCTTTGGATGAATTGTATTCACACAACGTTGAACTTACCAATACACTCAACAAAGCATTGAATGAAAATATTAATCTTCGTAAAGAAATGTCTTTGACAGAGTGTGCTGGTATCTTTGTTGCTGAAACCAAAGATTTGGCAGATACTCAAGTTGCTAAACTCCAATCTCTAATGGAAAATGTTGCTTTTACAACTCCAGAAGAATATAGAGAAAAATTAGTAACCATTAAAGAAAATTATCTAAATTCTTCACAATCTGTTGTTCGTGCTGCTCGTTCAGTACCTCAACAAATTAATGAAGAAATGACATTCTCACCAGTGGCAAAACCCGAAAACAACACTGTTGAGTCTTACGTAAATGTTATCGGAAAACTTAACAAGAAACTATAAAAGGAAAATATCCTAAATAATTTTAACTCACAGGAGAAACTAAAAAAATGAACTTTCAAGAAAACACACCATATGACATCTTAACTGAGAAATGGAATCCAGTTCTCAGCCACGATGCTCTTCCATCAATCGAAGACGACTATCGTAAAAAGGTAACAGCCGTTCTTCTAGAAAACCAAGAACAAGCACTTAGAGCACAACACCTCACAGAGGATCTGACCTCAAACAATCTCGGAATGCCACAAAACTTCTCCAACAACGGTGGAGTCGCAGGCTATGATCCAGTTCTAATCAGCTTGGTTCGTCGTGCTATGCCAAACCTAATGGCATACGACATTTGCGGCGTACAACCAATGACAGCCCCAACCGGCTTGATCTTTGCAATGCGTGCAAACTACGGTGGTCAAAACTACACCTCCACAGGTGGTTACGCTGAAGCAATGTTCCAAGAACCACAACCAAACTACGGTGGTTCTGGATACACACTAAGCACAGACTTCAGAGGCTTTACTGCTGGTTACGGTCTTTGTGGTTCCTGCGGTCCAAACGCTGGAAATCCAAATCTAGTTCGCGCTTTGACTGCTGCTCAATTCAGCGCTTTCCGTGGTATGTTGACCAGTAGCGGTGAAAACCTTGGTGGCGCTGGTGTTGGTAACCCATACAGTGCATTTAACCAAATGGCTTTCTCAATTGACCGTGTTGCCGTACAAGCTCGTACACGCGCTCTATCCAGCAACTACACAATTGAATTGGCACAAGACCTCAAGGCTGTTCACGGTCTAGACGCTGAAGCTGAACTTGCTAACCTTCTCAGCACAGAAATTCTTGCTGAAATCAACCGTGAACTAGTAAGAACAGTTTACTACGTTTCACGCAATGGTTCACAGCAAAGAGATCTTGATGCACCAGGAACATATGATCTAAACACAGATTCAGATGGTCGTTGGTCAGCTGAAAGATTCCGTGGTCTTACTTTCCAAATTGAAAGAGAATGCAATGCAATCGCTAAGGAAACTCGTCGTGGTAAGGGTAACTTTATCATCTGCGATAGCGATACCGCTGCTGCTCTAGCAATGTCTGGATTTATGAGCCTAAGCCCAGGAATCGCTCCTCAAATCAATGCTGATGATACACAATCAACCTTTGCAGGTGTCCTCAATGGTAAGATTCGTGTATATATCGACCCATATTCACCAGCAGGAGTAAACTTCTTCTGCGTTGGATATAAGGGTGAATCACCATATGATGCTGGTCTCTTCTACTGCCCATACGTACCGCTACAAATGGTACGTGCAGTAGATCCAAATACGTTCCAACCACGTATTGGATTCAAGACCCGTTACGGAGTCGTAGCAAACCCATATGTTCTTAACGTAACTGCTGCAAACGGTCCAGTACCAGACGGCGAAAACCTAACACAAGGTTTGAACCAATACTACCGCTTGACACAAATTAAGAACCTCCACGGTAACTGCCAATACATCCCCGGCAGCTGATAGATAACCGTGTGTAAATCACGAAACCCTCCCGAGAAATCGGGAGGGTTTTCTTTTTACCATAAATATTTCTATGACAGCAAATCCATGCAACGATAATATAAATTTTTTATATGGAAATTATTTTCGATTGTTTATCAATCGAACCACAGACCCTTTAGAGTTAATGGTAACAAAAACAAATTTACCGGGTGTAAGTATACCAGATCAGAATCAACCTACCATTTTTGGTACAACAATTCCAATACCCACAATGGCAATTCAATATGAACCATTGTCGGTAGAGTTTATAGTAGATTCTGATTTAACAAATTGGAAAAGTATTTATTCTTGGATGAGAAATATTACAAATATATCTGATTCTACTTCTCATAATATACCATATGCTAATTGGCATAATGATTCAGCCCAACTTCAATTGATATCACCTTTAAATAAATATGAAACTTGTGTTGATCCTGTTTTAACAATTAATTTTTTAAATCTCATACCAATAAAATTAAGTGGTTTAATGTTTCAATCAGATTCAAATGATTCTCCACACCTAAAAGCATCATGTAGTTTTAAGTATTCTTATTATAATATGGAACCAGATGCTCCATCAAATTTACAGCGTCAAATATAATCATTTGGATTATCTGACCACCCTTCTGCGGTATTTGGATTTGCATCTGGGTCATAAGGTAACTTTTTTGATTCTGGTCTAACTTTCTTCTTTTTCTTCGGCTTTATTTCTTTTTCTTCTGGTTCTTCTATTATAAATTTTTCTCCTTCTTCCTCTTCTTCTTCAATTATATTGCCTTCATAATTTTCAATTAAATCATTTACAAATTCCACAAAGTCTGCATTTGTAAATAGTTCATTTAATAATTCAAGACCTTGGTTTTCTTGAATAGAAGAAGAATCTTCTCCTGCCGAACTTATTATCATTTTTGGATCTTTTCTCATATACTCACAATATGTCAAATACATAATACGAAGTTCGTCATTTGGTTTACCTATAAAAATTGTAGCAGTGACAGGTAAAGATACCTTGTAATCATTTACCGAAGCAGCATAATTACTTAATTTAACAAATTCAGTCATTCCACCGGGACCTTTTCCACATTGAACATCTACTCTTGCTGGAAAAGATACGTTGTAAACTCCATTCTCTGTGCTAGTTAATATTCCCACAATTTCTTCACCCGTTACCAATTTAATAACCTTAATATCCTCTGAAGAAACATTGTCGGGTTCGTCGGACATTTAATGTCCTCCTTTAAATTATTTATCTTCAGAGATATTTTTAAAGGTCATTGCGTGTATTGTATGATCAAATTTTTCTTTTTTGTAAATCTTTACACGCTCTTCAAAGTGACGGAAGATGTGATTCTTGTGTGACTTCCAACAAAGATCGTCAACGATGTCATATACTTTAAGATTTTTCTTTTTTGCAGATACTCTGAGTCCACGGCCAATACTCTGCAATAGCCTTATAATCGATTTAGTAGGTGAAGCAAAAATAATATTATCAAGATTGACAATATTGATGCCGGTGCTAGTCGTGCCAAAACTGGCAACCAAAATGGCATTTGTTTCTCTATCAATGACTTTGCGGATATACTCTCTTGACTCTGCTTCTGTTTTTCCGTGTATGAGATATATTTTGCGATCCGTTCCCGCTGCTTCCA